TAATGAAAAAATCTGAATTAACAAACTACATTAAAGAGAACATTTTATCTTCACTATCTGAAAATAATGAAGGTGAGAGTAATGAAGACAAAATTAAATCTACTAATGACTTAACTACTGCTATCCAAGACTTAAAAAAAGCTAAAGATGAAGCTGGTATAGAAGAAGCAAATATAGGGCTCGCTGATTTAGAAGAAATGGGATATGAAGAAGGAGAACAATACTTTGAAAGTATAAAATCCCGATTTAAAAATAGACCTGACTTTAAATCTTTTAAAATGGGATTTATCCAAGGCATGACTGATGCATCCGGTAGTTATGGATTAAATGAGGATGAAGATGAGGACAATGACAAATCTGCCATCAAATCTGCAAATGCTTCTCGTGGTAAACATAAACAATTAGATATAGCAGTTAAAGCTTTAAAAGATATTACTACAGAAATGAAATCAATTGCCCGCAGTTATACAAATGCAGATGGTGTTGAAAAAGAAAAAATGAAGGATCAACTAAAATCTAAAACTTTAAAGAAAAAAGAATTAGAGTCTTTAGTAACTAAGTTAGAAAAAGATGTGGTATAATAAACCACATAAAAATTCATCAAAAGAAAAGGTAATTCTTTATCTTGCTTTAATTATAATATCTATATCTTTTATTTATGTGTTACTAACCCCTAAAAATGAAAATTACATAGAGGAATATAAACATAAAATAAATATATTAAAAACAAAAGTAGATTCTATAAATAAAATAAATAAAAATTTAGCAAATAAAGTTAATATCTTGGATATACAAATATTAGAATTAGATAAATCTATTATTATACAAGATAAAAAAATTACAATTTTAAAAAAACAAACAAATGAAAAAATTAACTATGTTGATTCTTTTAGTAGTGATGAGCTTATTGAGTTTTTCACAGAACGTTATGGACAGCACCTCGATTCAATTGCAAAAACCAATAGTAAAGTTAGTAATTAAGGATTTAATAAAAGGTGATAGTTTTAAAGAGGAACTATCCATAATATCTACTAAAATTTTCCTTTTAGAAAATAAAATTATTTTAAAAGATAGTGTTATTTATAACCTTAATTATAAAATAAATAATTTTAATTCCATATTGCTTATTAATAATTCACAACTTCAATTATCAGAAGATCTAAACAAAAAATTAAATTCATCTCTCAAAAAACAAAAATTTAAAACTAAACTAATAGGGGGTATGGGTATTGCATCTGTTGTTGGTATAATTTTATTATTAAAATAATATGAGTGATATAAAACATATAATACGTCAAGAATACCTTCTATGCTGTAAAGATCCAGTACATTTTATGCGTAAGTACTGTTATATACAGCACCCACAACGTGGTCGCATACAATTTAACCTATACCCATTCCAAGAATCAGTACTCACATTACTTCAAAACAACGATTATAGTGCTATTTTAAAATCTAGACAATTAGGTATATCAACCTTAGTCTCAGGTTTTTCCCTTTGGTTAATGACTTTTCATAAAGATCGAAATGTATTAGCTTTAGCAACAACTCAAGCCACAGCCCGGAATTTAGTAACCAAGGTACAATTTATGTGGGATAACCTACCATCATGGTTAAAGGTAGAGGCAGTAGAAAATAATAAATTATCTCTTAGATTAGCTAATGGGTCAAAAATTCAAGCTAAATCTTCTAATGCGGATGCTGCACGTTCAGAAGCAGTATCATTATTAATAATTGATGAAGCGGCCTTCATTGATAATATTGCAGAAACATGGGCTTCTGCACAGCAAACTCTAGCTACAGGGGGCGGAGCTATTGTACTATCTACCCCATATGGTACTGGTAATTGGTTTCATCAAACATGGGTTAAAGCAGAATCCGGAGAAAACGATTTCTTACCAATTAAACTTCCATGGTACGTTCACCCTGAACGAGACCAAACATGGAGAGATGCTCAAGATAACTTATTAGGTGATCCTAGATTAGCGGCACAAGAATGTGATTGCGATTTTAGCACATCAGGTGATATTGTATTTTACAATGAGCATCTTGAATATTACGAGAAATCATTTATAAAAGACCCGTTAGAGCGTAGAGGTGTAGACCAAAACTTATGGATTTGGGAAAATGTTGACTACTCAAGATCTTATATGGTCTTAGCAGATGTTGCTCGTGGAGATGGAAAAGATTTTTCTACATGCCATGTAATGGATGTTGAAACTAATGTTCAAGTTGCAGAATATAAAGGTCAAATTGGTACTAAAGAATTTGGACACTTGTTAGTAGGATTAGCAACAGAATACAATGAAGCACTACTTGTAATAGAAAATGCTAATATAGGGTGGGCAACCATACAGGTTGCAATAGATAGAAATTATTCTAACCTTTATTATTCACAAAGGAGTGGAGAAGCCAATGCCAATTCGTATTTTGACCAATATCAAGATAATTCAAAAATGGTAGCGGGATTCACAATGTCTACTAAAACACGACCTATGATAATAGGTAAATTTCAAGAATATATTGCGGATAAAGGAGTAACGATTCAATCTAAAAGATTGATTGAAGAAATGAAAGTATTTATTTGGAAAAATGGCAGAGCAGAAGCACAAAGCGGTTATAATGATGATTTAGTAATGGCCTTTGGGATGGGAATGTATGTTAGAGATACGGCTTTAAAATTTAAACAAAGGGGAATAGACTTAACAAAACAGTCATTAAATAATATGACAGTTAATAGAACACCTTATCAAGGAGGTTATGGTGGGGGTTACGGACAAGACGTAAAAAACCCTTATAGTATGAAAAATGATAAAGGGGGTATAGAAGATATTAGTTGGTTACTCTAACCATATTTATAAACAAATAATTATATATTAAATGGCAGATAAAAGTGTATTTACAAGGTTAAAAAGGTTATTTTCTACAGACGTAGTAATACGAAATATAGGAGGAGATCAAATTAAAACCATTGATTCTGGACATATCCAATCAAGTGGTGAATATGAAACAAATTCCTTAATAGATAGATTTAATAAAGTTTATTCATCGGCTCCTACTTCATTATATGGGGCTCAATTTAATTTAAATTACCAATATTTAAGAACTCAACTATATTCAGAATATGATGTAATGGACACAGATGCTATTATAGCTTCTTCTCTTGATATTATAGCTGATGAGTCTACACTTAAGAATGATATGGGTGAAGTACTTCAAATTAGAAGCCCAAATGAAGACATACAGAAAATATTATATAATTTATTTTATGACGTATTAAACATAGAATTTAATTTATGGATGTGGGTTAGACAAATGTGTAAGTATGGTGATTTTTTCTTAAAGCTAGACATAGCTGAAAAGTTTGGGGTTTACAACGTAATACCTTATACCGCTTATCACATTGAAAGGCTTGAGGGTTCGAACCCTGACAACCCCGCAGAAGTTAAATTTAAATGGAATCCTGAAGGTTTTTCTGGTGGTTCTTCTAGTGGCTATTATAATGTAGCGGGTGCTAGTGGAACGGATAATGATAGAAGTGGTATAATATATGATAATTATGAAATAGCCCACTTTAGAATGGTAGGAGATGTTAATTATTTACCTTATGGTAGAGCTTATATTGAACCTGCTAGAAAACTATTTAAACAATATACTTTAATGGAAGATGCTATGCTTATTCATAGAATTGCTAGAGCACCTGAAAAGAGAGTATTTTATGTAAATGTTGGAGCAATCCCTCCTAATGAAGTGGAGGCATTTATGCAAAAAACTATTACAAACATGAAACGTGCACCCATGATGGATGAAAAAACAGGGGAGTACAATTTAAAATATAACATGCAAAACATGTTAGAAGACTTTTATATTCCTGTTCGTGGTAATGATAGTGCAACTAAAGTTGAAACAACACCAGGATTACAATATGATGGTATTGCTGATGTTGAATACTTAAGGGAAAAATTATTTGCTTCCCTAAAAGTACCTAAATCCTTTATGGGTTATGGAGAAGGAGAAGCAGGTAAATCTACACTTGCCCAACAAGATATTCGATTTGCCCGTACTATAGATAGAATACAAAGAATATTAATATCAGAATTACAAAAGATAGCCTTAGTTCATTTGTATACACAAGGATTTAGAGACGAATCCTTGACAAATTTTGAACTATCAATGACAACACCCTCTATTATTTATGACCAAGAAAGAATTGAGCTAATGAAATCAAAATCTGAGTTAGCAGCTTCTTTATTAGAACAAGGTTTATTGCCCTCTGATTGGATTTACCACAATGTATATCATTTTAGCGAAGACCAGTATGATGAATATAGAGATTTAGTTCGCCAAGATTCCCAACGTAAATTTAGAAATAACCAAATATTAGAAGAAGGTAATGACCCTCAAGAAAGTGGTAAATCATATGGAACACCTCACGACTTGGCTTCATTATATGGTAAGGGCAGAACGGTATCAGATCCAGCAAATGTTCCTGATGGGTATGCTGACGATTTAAAACTTGGCCGTCCTAAAGATAGTATTATTAGTAGAGGAAAACAAGACAATAACTTTGGTAAAGATCCTTTAGGAGCTAAAAGTTTAAAGGGTACAGATAAAAATGACGGGGATCCTAGACCCAGACTATCAGAATTTGAAGACCCTAAAATTACATATCTAAAAAATAAAAATATTTTTAAGGAGTTGGATAAAAAACAACTAATATTTGAACAAGATAAAGCAGATTCCTCACTACTTGATGAATCTCAACTAAAACCTTAATATTTATAAACAAATGTATTTTTAATGGCATATTTATATCAACATATTCGATTAGACAATAACCAACCCTTTTATACCCGTGCAGGTTTAACTTTACTTACAAAAAATGAAGAAAAATAACAATATACGCCACTCAAAGTATAAAAATACAGGTATATTATTTGAATTGCTTGTTAGACAAATTACAGCTGATACTTTATCGGGTAAGGAATCTAAGGCTATTGACCTATTGAAAACTTATTTTGTAAAAACAGAACTAGGTCGTGAGTATAAGTTATATGAAATTATTACCAAATCTTCCTTACTAAGTGAGGCTAGAGCAGCTATGTATTTAGATACAACTTTAAATAATTCTAAAATTTTTAATAGGAGCACACTAAAGAAAGAAAAGTATAATTTAATTAATGAAATAAAAAAACATTATGACTTAGATACTTTTTTTGGGTCTAAAATTAAAAATTATAAAGAAACAGCAGCCTTATATACTTTAATAGAGGGTGTTAATTCTAAAAATATTGTAAACAATGATCAAATAATTGCTAGTAAAATCACAATATTAGAATTTTTAACTAAAAGCGAAATAACCCTAACTAAAAAAGATGAAGTACTAGTAGAATTCTCAACTTATGACAAAGATCTAAGATCTCTTACATATAGAATATTATTAGAGAAGTTTAATGAAAAATATGATGGTTTAAGCACCATCCAAAAACAAATACTTAAAGAATTTATTAACTCTGTAGATTCTACACCAGGTTTAAGAACTTTTTACAATCTTAAGATAAATGAACTTAAAAATTTACTTAAGGAATCAACTAAAAACATAAAAGATCAGGCTACTAAAGTTAAAACAATAGAAGTTACTAAGTTTTTAACTGAATTGGGTAAAACAGATAAAGTAAATAATGATAATTTAGTTGATTTGTTACAATATTGTGAATTAGTAAATGAAATAAAAAAATCAAATAGTGTATAAATACAAACTTAAAGAATTTGAAATAGGGGATGTTAAGATAGACAAAGGAATCAAATCCCAAGTTGTAGGTGTTGATGCGAATACGGGGGCAATTTCATGGAAAATTGATTATATTCCTAACATTGATAAGTTAGTAAAAGATGCTGATGAATTAACACAAACAGCCAAAGGTGTCTACCAAAAATCAGAACAAGATGAAAATTTTCTAAATATTTATAAACAATCAAGAGCCTTAAGAAATTCTATTCGTACCCACGTTCGAAATAATTATCCTGAAGAATATAAAAAGACAATGAATGAAGGGGGTAGTATAGATGAAGATGAAATTGAAGAAATATCTACCTCCGGAGGTGCTGGAGGTTATCTAAGTAAGTATGCTTTTAAGAAAACAACAAAACAAAAACCAATAAAAGAAACACCTAATAACCCCGGAAAAGACTTAGGTCCTGGTCCTAAGGCAACAGAGGATGGAGTTAAGGATAACGCATACGTAAAACAATTTAAATATAAAATAGTTCCTAAAACCAACGGTACTTATGTACAAAAAGGTTCTGGGCTTAAAGTAGTCAAATTATTTTAATATGTATAAGTATACAATAGTTAAGGAGGATAAGGCTAAATTAAAATTTCAGGAAGAAAGAATTAATGCTTTTAATGACATAGAAAATCAACTACAGTCTTTAATTAAACCTTTAAGGCAAGCAAAAATAGAAACAATAAAATACTATAGAGACAACCCAGAAAGTTTTTCAGTAGTAATTGGTACAGATTTAATTCAAGATTTTATAAAAGATATTAAAACATTATTAGAAAAATAATACTATGAAAACACTACAAGAGCAATATAACTTAATTCAACAAGGTAAGGGTCGTAAAGATTTATTCCTAAATGAAGCAAAAAGAATATACCCTAATCTTTTATCAAACCTTACTTCCTACAATGATGCCACAAGCATATTAAAAAGTAAAAGCAAAATAAACGAAAATTTAGAGGGCATCATTACATTAAAACCTTTAATACAATTAACATCAGAGGATTTTAATCCAAATAAACAACCTTGGGAAAGTAAATACGAAAGCTTTGTTAATGAAGAAAAAGCAAAAGCATTAAAATCAATCATTGATAAAGATGAAAAGGTTAATACAAAGGAAAAAGACGAAAAGATTAAAGCAGATTCCAAAAAAACATCAGATACAGTAGAAAATATACAAGATAGCAATTACGATTATTCCCCAAAGGAAGATAACATCAATAACGTTAATGCTCAAGAAATGATGAATGGTATTTATTTTGAACTTAAAGAAGATCCATCTTTATCATTAGAAGAAGCACAAGAAAAAGTAATAAAAAACCTAGTAAAAGATCCATTAACATATGTTAAAAACGGTCAATTTGGGGTTGGTATAGGATACACAGAACCAGAAGTATACGAAAATACAGGTAATAGCTACGGGGGTAGTGGATATAGTGATAAATTAAAAAAAACAGATACTAAAATGAGACCATTAAAAGAATCAACTTACAAAAGATTAATTAAAGAAGGATTAGGAGGAATAGTAACATCAGGTAACCCAAATTCCTATGCAGCCCAATCAGGAAGAGAAATTAGAAAAATGATGGCTGAGGACTATAACCAACAAGAAGTAGGTTCTCAATATCATAGTTCTTTATACGCCGAATCTAATAAAGAAAAATCACTTCCTATGGATGAAGCAGCAAAACCAGACTTTCTAGACTTAGATGGAGATGGGGATAAAGATGAAACTATGAAAAAAGCAGCAGCCGATAAAAAGAAAAAACCTAAAAAAGATTCAATAGATGCTAAATTAGCAGAAATTGGAGCTGAGGCAGAAGCAGTTAAAATGGAAGCTCAATTAGAGTATTTAACTAACCATATTAATGAAAAACAAGATAGATTAACAGGAATTAATGAAGATGAGAACATGTTAGATTTAATGGATAAATCTAAATTGAAAGAAATGGCTAGGGATATTAAGGTCTTAGAAAAGAAAAAATCTCAAATGGAAAAAATCTATGAAAAGATGTGTGGAAAAAGTTATTCTCCATCAGAAATGGTAGATGAAGATTTAGATGGTGGGTTTGAGAATGAAGATGAAAAAGAAAATTTTTACTTAGATTTAGACAGTGTTGATGAAATGGATGCCGTAAGTTGGAATGATAAAAATAACCCAACACGTGGAGCTGCAGGTGAAAGAGATCCTAAAAAAGTAGGTACTTCAACAGGAGAATATTCTGTAAACAAATAAATAAACATGAGAAAGCTATTAATAGAAACTCATAAAATCAATTATGCCCCTACCGTATTGACCGAAAGTGTTAACGCGGAAAACGGTAATATGATCGTTGAGGGAATATTAGCTACTTGTGAAGTTAAAAACGGAAACGGTAGATATTATTCTAAGGAATTATGGGAGAGAGAAATGTACCGTTACTCTGAATTAATAGAACAAAGACGTTCTATGGGAGAATTAGACCATCCAGAGTCTCAAGTAATAAATCTACAAAATGTATCACATATTATTAGTGGATATAGATGGGAAGGTAATGACATTATAGGAAAAATTGAAGTCTTACCAACCCCAGCAGGTAACATATTAAAAGCACTTGTAGGTAATGGTGTAACAGTAGGTGTATCATCTCGAGGTATGGGTTCATTAGAAGAAAAAGAAGGTGTAATGGAAGTACAAGACGATTTCCAACTACTTTGCTGGGATTTCGTTTCAACTCCATCAAACCCCGGTTCTTACATGCATATGATTAAAGAAGGCATAGAAGTACCTAAACATAACTATACAAAAGTAAATAGTATAATACACGAAATCCTTTGTTCTAAAGGTTCATGTCCTATAACATAATAACATTTCTTCGGACGCTACCGACGGATTAGAAACATTAGACGCTTATTTTAGCGTCTTTTGTGTTCTTAATAAGTTATCACATACGTATGACTGCAATACATCATGATTATTCTTATATGATGTTAAATAATTATTATTTCTATTATGGTTCTTAATAACCATATTTCACAAACTAAATTTTGAGATTATTATGACAAACAACAGAGATTTGTTAAAAGAAGCAATAGCCGATGCTAAATCAGTTAAAGAAACTGCTATCGCTAATGCAAAGCTTGCCCTAGAGGAAGCGTTTACTCCTTACCTAAAAAACCAACTATCTGCTAAACTACAGGAGATGGATGATGAAGACGATATGGATGAACCACTTAAAAAGGAAGAAGTAAGAGAAGTTAAAGCTGAAGAAGACGATATTGATGAAATCAATCTTGACGAACTATTAGCCGAGATGGAATTAGAAGATGACGATTTAACTAAGACTGAAGAAGTTGAAGTTGAAATGGATGATGAAGAAATGGAAATGGATGATGAAGAGATGAATATGGACGACGAAGATGTCGATCTTGAAGATTTATCAGAAGATGATCTAAAAGCATTTATTGAAGATGTTATTAAAGATATGGTTGCATCTGGGGAAATAGAACCGGGTGACGATTTTTCTGAAGAAGAAGACATGGAAGTTGAAGTTGAAGACGTTGAAGACGTTGACGATGAAGATATGGACATGGGTATTGAAATTGAAATGGAAGAAGGTTCAAGTAAAATGGATGATGATGATGTTAAGATGGAAGCTATTTTAAAAGAAATTGAAGAACTTAAGTGTGAACTTCAAGAAGTTAACCTTTTAAATGCTAAACTACTTTACACAAACAAAATCTTTAAAGCAAAAAACCTAACTGAAAGCAAAAAGATATCAGTATTAAAGGCATTTGATAAGGCCACAGACGTTAAACAAACTAAAATTATTTATGAAACATTAAATGAAGGAATTGTAAATAGTATTACAAACCCAACAGTTAATGAATCAGTTAAAAGAGGTTTAGCCTCAAAAGCTAATGGTTTAAAACCGATGTTATCAAAACAACCAATTCTTGAATCAAATCAGGTATATGAACGTATGCAAAAGCTAGCGGGATTAATCTAAAAACAACAATTAACACAAATTTAAAAAACAAAAAAACATGAGTTTAAATTCATTATTAGAAAGCGCAAACCCATACAACTCTATGCAGTCGGATGCGGCCAGATTATCTGGAAAATGGGCAAAAACAGGTCTTTTAGAAGGCCTACAAGGTACCGACAAAACTAACATGAGTATCATATTAGAAAGTCAAGCTAAGCAATTAGTTGTAGAATCATCTCAAACAGGTGGTGGTGCTGCATCTACAGGTACATTCCAATCACAAACAGCTGTTAACACAGGGGGTCAGTGGGCAGGAGTTGCTTTACCATTAGTAAGAAAAGTTTTTGGTCAGATTGCAGCAAAAGAATTTGTTTCAGTTCAACCTATGAATTTACCTTCTGGTCTAGTATTTTTCCTAGATTTCCAGTATGGTACTGACAAAGCACCTTTCGCAGCAGGATCTTCATTATATGGTAATGCTTCAAGTAAAACAGCTCCTTTTGGTAATGAGGCAGCAGGTGGACTTTACGGAGCAGGTCGTTTCGGATACTCTATTAACAACACACAATCAGTAGCAGTATCTCAATCTACAGCTGCTACAGCAACTTGGTCAGATGCTAACTTTGATTCTGATTTTTCAGCATCAATAGCTGCTGGTAATTATTGGGCTATTCAAGTACCAATAACTTCTTTAGATTTTGTAGACAAAGAAGGAGTTGAAGCATTTCAATTGTTTGATGGAAATGTAGCAGAAGCTTACAAAGCAGGAACACCAGGTGTTCAAGTATCTTCTTTTACAAAATACGATGGTGGTGCAAATGTTACTTTTATAGCATTAAAATCAGCAATTACAGGAGCTGTTGCTAACTCAACCCTTACTGTAGTTTACCAATTACAACCAACTGATAGATTCAGAGGAGACTTTGAAGATAAAAACGCAGAACCAAATTCGTTAAATTCACCAGCAATTTCTATTCCAGAAATCAATGTACAGATGAAATCTTCTGCTATCGTTGCTAAAACTAGAAAACTAAAAGCAGTATGGACACCAGAATTTGCACAGGATTTAAATGCATACCACGCATTAGATGCTGAAGCGGAATTAACTTCAATCTTAAGCGAGTACATTTCATTAGAACTTGATTTAGAACTTCTTTCTATGTTAATTGAAAATGCTGCTGCAGGTACTGAAGTATGGTCTGCTGTGAATAATGTATCTATTACTGGAACAGGCTCAGGTATAGCACAAACCGATTTAGGTTTTTACAATTCTCAAGGACAATGGTTCCAAACATTAGGAACTAAAATCCAAAAGTTAAGTAACATTATACACAAGAAAACATTAAGAGGTGGTGCAAACTTCCTAGTATGTTCTCCAGCTGTAGGAACTATCTTGGAATCAATCCCAGGATTTGCTGCTGATACTGATGGTGATGCTTCTAAAGCAACTTATGCATTTGGTGTACAAAAAGTAGGTCAATTAAACGGACGTTACAAAGTGTACAAAAACCCATACATGACTGAAAACACAATTCTATTAGGTTTTAGAGGAACTCAATTCTTGGAAACGGGTGCAGTTTTTGCTCCATACATTCCATTAATCATGACTCCATTAATCTATGACCCAGAAACTTTCACACCGAGAAAAGGTTTACTTACTCGTTATGCTAAGAAAATGGTTCGCCCGGAATTCTACGGGACTATTCAGGTAGCTGGTTTAAATACTTTATAGTATTAAAAATTAGTATATTTTATAAGAAGGGACGCGTTTTGCGTCCCTTTTTTATATACACAAATGACATAAATATTTTATGTAAAAATGTAAATAATAAAAATAGATTAAAAGGAGATAAGATATTGTAATCACCACATTACTTTTCATATGTATAACTAAACAATATATATTAACTAGTTAAAAAATAGAATATGAACATACCAATTTGGGACGGTTTAAGTACTTTTGCACCTGGTCAAACACCCTTCGGTTTTTATGACGCACAAACCGATTTTGCTATTGATTCTAATAAAGTTGCTAATTTTTGTGCTCAAAGACTGGGTTTTCCTTTAGTAGATGTAGAATTACAATCGGGTTCATTTTTTACGGCTTTTGAAGAAGCAGTAACTACATATGGTAACGAAATTTACGCGTATAAAATACGAGATAATCAATTATCTCTTGACGGGTTGCCTACATCGTCACTTTTAAATAATGCCCTTATAACACCAAGTTTTGAACCTATAGTAAGACTATCTGAACAATATGGAGCAGAAGCAGGTAGTGGGGGTAATGTAAAATATTACTCAGGTTCCTTTGATTTAACCTCTAGTGTACAAGACTATAACTTCCAAACTTTTATGACCTCTAGTGGCCTTACAGGTTCTGAGTATATACATGGTTTAGAAATAAAAAAAGTATTTTTTCAAACTTCAACACCAGCAGCTTCCAGATTTTTAGGTACAAACAATGGGTTTGGGTTTGGAGGTGTTATGGCTTCAGGTGTTATGGGTTTAGGTGGTTTTGGAGCTGAAGGAGGATATTTAATGGCTCCCCTAAATTATGATATTGCTGTTATACAGCAAATTGAAATGAGTGAAACCATTAGAAGAAATCAATATTCATTTGAAATAAGAAATGATGATTTAAGAATATTCCCAATACCTAATTTTTCACTTGGAAGTACTACTGGAAATAAAATATGGTTTGAGTATATCTTGCGAGATGAAAGAATATCCAATTCCGTTATGCAGACCCCATATAATGTTACTAATGTATCAAATACCCCTTATGGTAACCCCAATTATAATGAAATTAATTCTGTAGGAAGACAATGGATATTTGAATATACTTTAGCATTATCTAAAGAAATGTTAGGGTATGTAAGAGGTAAATATGGTAGTATACCCATTCCAAACTCAGACATTGTTTTAAATCAGTCAGATTTAATCTCGGCGGCAACAGCAGAAAAATCTTCTTTAATTGAAAGGCTAAGAACTTATTTAGATGAAACATCTAGAATGGCTTCATTAGAAAGAAGAGCAAAAGAAGGGGAATCAAAAATGCAGGAACTACAGAAGGTTCCATATACAATTTTTATAGGGTAATATGGGAGCAATGTATACTAGACAGAGGGATGTTTCTCTTATACGAAAGTTTAATAGAGAATTAATGGGTAATATCATTACTCAACAATGTGCTCTTTATCAATTTAAATTAGAAGAAACGAAAGTAAACATTTATGGTGAGGCAGCTGAAGAAAAATACTATAATGGTCCTTTTTTGTTTAATGTTTTAATAGATCGAGAGGATCAACAATATTCAGGAGGAGAAGAAGGTGTACAATTTGAACAAGGCATTAGCTTTTATTTTTTTAGAGATGATTTAGTAGATGCAAATGTTGAACCTCAAATAGGAGATATTGTATTATACGAAAATAAGTATTATGGGGTGCAAGGTACTATTGCTAACTACTATTGGGGTGGTAAAAACCCACAATACCCCAACAACAACTCAGATGGTACACCAAATCCATTAAACCCAGATTTAGATCAATTTGGTAACGTAGTATCCATATTAATATCAACATATTACATACCAAGTGATAAAGTAGCAATTTCACCTTATATAGAAAGAATGTAATGGCAAAACCTAGAAAACCTATACCAAAAACTCAGCTAGCTTTAAGTACTAGTAAACAAACTGCTTTTAGAGGGATAGAAAACAGA